ACAACAGGCAGCTCAGGCAGAAATGCAAAAAGCACAGATGGAGATGCAGTCTAAGATACAGGTTAAGCAAGCAGAGATTGCTTTTGAGATTGAAAAACAAAAGAACGAGGCAGAGCTTAAACGTCAGTTGATGGCAGAAGAGTTTAACTATCAGATGCAGATTCAGGGAGGTATACAACAACAGATTAATGAGAGAGAAAAAAATAAAGAAGAAGGTAAAGCTGAACGTATAACAATGGCTAATACGCAACAATCTAAAATGATTGAACAGCGTAAGAAAGATTTACCTGCTATAAATTTTGAATCACATGAGGATAGTTTAGATGGTTTTGACCTTGCAGAGTTTGATCCTAGATAAGCTTAAATAAATAAAATAAATAAATACTAACTTTGTAAAAATTAAATTAAATGGATGAAAATAAATTTACTGTAAAAGAAGTTACAGGTGTCGAGAAATCGAAAGTAGAAGTTGAAGAGGAATTACTAAAGAAGCACGAAGAGCAATTTGAGGATTCTAATAGTGAGGAAACTACAACAGAAAAGGTAGAGATACCAGAGGTCGAAACAAAAGAAGTGGAAGCTCCCGCACCAGAGTTAAATGATGCAGACGTTCTTTCTTATATTAAAAATAGATACGATAGAGATATCGACTCAGTAGAACAACTGTTTGAAACTAAAGAATCAAACGTTGATTTACCTGAAGATGTTTCTGCGTATTTTAAATACAAAAAAGAAACTGGTCGTGGTATCGAAGACTTTGTTAATTTACAAAAGGATTACGATAACATGGACGGTAATACATTGTTATCTCAATACTATGCTCACACTGAAGAAGGTTTAGATAGTGAGGATATAAAAGATTTAATAGAAGATAAGTTTAGTTACGATGAAGACGTAGATGAAGAATCGGATATTAAAAAAATTGAGAGAGCAAAGAAAAGAGAACTTGCAAAAGCTAAAAAGTTCTTTAACGAGCAAAAAGATAAATATAAAATTCCTCTTGAGTCAAGTGGGGGTGGGTTATCTGATGAGCAACTTAAAGAAATGGAAAGCTATAAAAGTTATATAGAAGAGTCAAACACAGCTAGAGAAGCACAGAAGAAAAGGTACGACTACTTTCTGGAAAAAACTGATGAGGTTTTTAATGACGAGTTCAAAGGTTTTGAGTTCAAGGTCGGAGAAAAAAGTTTTACTTTCAAACCTGGTGATAGCAATGAGTTGAAGAGTAAGCAGTCTGATGTAAATAATTTTGTGAGTAAATTCATGGATAAAGAGTCAGGGCTTATTGCAGACCCTAAAGGTTATCATAGAGCACTTTCAGTTGCTATGAATCTTGACAAGTTTGCTGAATTTTTTTATAATCAGGGAATGACGGAAGCTGTAGATAATGTTTCTAAAAAATCAAAAAACATTAATATGGATAGTATACGTAAGACTCCTGAAAACTTCAGTAAAGATGGATTGAAGATTAGAAACGTAGGCGATAGTAGCAGTGGGAAGGGACTCAGAATTAGAAGTATTAAGAAAAAATAAAAATTTAAAAAAATGGCAGTATTAGGAACTCCAGGCTTTGATTTACAACCTAGTGCACAACAGGTTGCAACAGCCACAAATTACATTACTGACTTCGATTTCTTAAATCAGTATCTTCCAGATACATACGAGAAAGAGTTCGAACGTTACGGAAACAGAACAGTAGCATCATTCTTACGAATGGTTGGTGCTGAAATGCCTTCTAACTCAGACCTTATCAAATGGGCAGAGCAAGGAAGATTACACACAAAATACACAGGATGTGTATCTGAAGGTCAAACAGCAGACCCTACAGCAACTTGGCAAATTCCAGAAGCTCAAGTTAATCCACCAGCACCAGCTTCAAGCCAACCAACAGGTGGTTTTTCAGCAATCAGAGTAGGTCAAACTATTATGATTTCTGATGAGACAGCAGGTTCAACATTATTTAATAAAGCAATCGTTACAGCAGTTGCTACTACGGCAGTTGCAGGTAAATTTGATATTACTGTAGCATACTATGAAACAGGTGGTCAAGCGATGGATGGACTAGGAGGTACAGGTGCAGTTAACTGTAGCATCTTTATCTATGGTTCAGAGTTTAGAAAAGGTGTAGACGGAATGTCAGGTTCTTTAGAGGCTCAAGATTTCATTTTTGAAAACTCTCCAATTATCATAAAAGATACTTACGAGGTAAGTGGTTCTGATATGGCACAGATTGGATGGGTAGAGATTTCTACTGAAGACGGAGGAACAGGATACCTATGGTATTTAAAGTCTGAGCACGAAACTCGTCTACGTTTTGAAGACTACCTAGAAACAGCAATGGTGGAAGCAGTTCCAGCAGAAGCAGCTTCTGGTGCTATTGCAGCAGCTTCACCTGTAGGAAACAAAGGTTCTGAGGGTGTATTCTACGTAGTAAATGCTAGAGGAAATGTATGGAGTGGGGGTAACCCAACAACTCTTGCAGGTTTCGACAGTATTATACAACGTTTAGATAAGCAAGGTGCGATTGAAGAAAACGTAATCTTTGTAAACAGAGATTTCTCTTTCGATATTGATGATATGTTAGCAGCACAAAACTCTTACGGAGCGGGTGGTACTTCATATGGATTATTCGATAACGATGAGGAGATGGCTCTTAACTTAGGATTCACAGGATTCCGTAGAGGTTATGATTTCTACAAATCAGATTGGAAATACTTAAACGACCCAACAATGCGTGGTGGTTTAACAGGTGGTAAGAT